CGGGCAAGTTCTTCCGCTCAGACTGGAACAAGAACCACGCCACGGCGGGCACCGTGATTGCGGGCTCGTGGCAATGCCTGCTCGGCGGCGCGGGCAATCCCGGCGCAAACACACAGCTAGGCTCTGGCGTGACGCTGGTTCAGAAGCCGCTCTATGACTTCACCTCTACGGCTGGCGCGATCCAGCATGGCGGCGCGGTCAACGCAGCTTACGATGGCTACAAGGTGCTCCTGAATGCGAGCGCCTATAGCGCTGCGGCCACGACTATGCCTGCCGTGTTCATGCTCTGTGATTTCCTTTCTTACGCAACGCTCACCAACGCTACGATCTCGACGGCTGGCACCAAGACCTTCGTCAACACCGAGGCGGTGACATTCTCGTCTTCGTCGGGCCTGTTGATGACCACGGCGGCAGACTACGACACATTCACGCCGGTTCGCTTCACCACGACCGGCGCGCTTCCAACCGGCCTCGTTGCAGCAACGACCTACTGGACGATCCGCGTCAGCGCGACCACCTCTCGCCTCGCCACAACGCTGCAAAACGCCATTGCAAGCACGGCTATCGCGTTCACCGATGCGGGCTCAGGCACCAACACGATGTTCGTGCGCCACCCTCGCTACACGGACGGCGCGGGCGTCATGCCGCTGTTGGTCGCGTCCACAGCGGGCACGGCTGGTACCGGCACGTTTCAGCTTACCTACACCAACCAAGCGGGCACCGGCTCGCGCACCACGCCATCCTCGCCTGCGCTGCCAACGAACACAGCCACGAGCCCGCTGCTGACCATTCCCTATTCAGGCACCGGCTCAGGCAAGTTCGGCCCGTTCATGCCGCTCGCTGGCGGCGACTCCGGCGTGCGCGAAGTGACCAACATTATCCTCGGCTCGGCTGGCGTCACGACAGGCGTTTACAACATGGTCTTCGCCAAGCCGCTGCTGACGCTACCAATGACGACACTGGGCGTGGCGGCGGAGCGTGATTTGGTGAACCAGCTTCCGTCCATGCCGCGCGTGTTTGACGGCGCGTGCCTGGGCTGGCTCTGCTACGCGGGCGCAGCCATCCCGAACAACAGCGCGTTTTATGGCCACCTCGATTTCGGCTGGTCGTGATGCATGGCGCTTCTCGGCAACTACTCGCTCGCTTCTAAGTCGCCGGGTCGCTTCGTCGGCGGCAACTCCACGTCTGTAGCCTCGGGTATCGGGCAGTTCTCGCCGCAGCTTCCGGGTAACTGGGGCGGCTCGGGCGCGCGGCGTAATTTCGCTCTGCAAGAGGGCGCATCGGCTGCAAACGAGATTGCGGCCATACCGGACGGCTACGGCGGGACGGCATACGTCATGCCGATCCAGTCGGCGCGGATTTCGTCGCACAACGCCTCAAACGGTGTAGCGGCGTTTACAGGCAACGTCGCCGCAGGCCGCAACATTGCGGGCGAGTTCGGTGGGGTGGCTGCGTTCACCGCGACCGGGCAGTTGGTCGTTAGTGGCTCGGGCTCGTTTGCTGGTGTAGCGGCGTTTGAGGGCAATATCGTCGCTGCTTTGGCCGCGTCCGGTTCGTTTGCCGGTGCAGCGAGCTTCAGCGGCGCGGTGATCGCTAAGGGCTTCATGGCCGGTGCGTTTGCTGGCTCTGCGAGCTTCACGGCGACGCGCTACGCTACCGGCTCGCTGTCAGGCTCGTTTGCGCCAGCCATCACGCTGGAGGCGGCGGGCTTCTCTGGCTATTTGCTGGATGAGGAAGACATTGAAACGGGCCTTACACTTCGCCAGGCGTTGCGCTTGATTACGGCGGCGGTCGGCGGTGAGGTGTCGGGCGGCGGCACGACGACGATCACGTTTAGGAACGCTGTGGCGGATGATGCAGACCGCATCATCGCCACGGTGGACTCGAACGGGAACCGCACAGCGATAACGTACGATCTGCAATGAGCGCCTCGCACTTCGGCTCTGGCTTTTGGCCTGATGATTACTTCGGGCTCTATTTCCAGCCGGAAGCGGGCGGCGTCATCATTGGCGTGCTGTCCGGTAGCTTTGCGGGGGCGGCAAGCTTTGCCGGGACGCTGGAGCAGCCGGCGGCGCAGGAGTTTGAGGGCCACGGCGCGCGGTATTGGCGCACGGTTCGCAAGAACCGCGATAACAAGCGCCGTGAGCTGGAGGAGCTTTACGCCGAAGCGCGGCGTGAGGAGCTAGCCGAAGCGGACGAGGATCGCATCGAGGCGATCATTGAGCCGTTTACACCAGCGCTACGGATGCCGCCTGCGGCAAAGGTCGATTGGGCGGCGATGTCCGATCAGTCGGCCGACATGCTGCGGCAAGTGCTGCTGAACGCCATTGCGGCGGCGGCAGCGTACCAAGCCGCACAGGAAGCGGCTCGCATCGCATACGAGGCAGAGCTTGATGATGAGGATGAACTCATCCTCTTGCTCGCCGCATAAGTTTCGCCCGCGTGAGTGTTATCACGCAACCGCATCGCCTCACGGTCTGAGGTGTTTCGTCCCGCCCACGTTACGGGCGTGGCCTTCGGGCCTCTCGCGGCATCACCGGCGCACAGGTGAAGAGGAGCTAGGAATTTGTCAGAGGAAGAGAAGGACGGCGCAGTAGCGCCGGCTGAGCCCGTACACACGCCGCTCAGTGAGATTGTCGATAAGCCCAGATTGCAGACGGACACGTCCCCTGCGGTCGATCCGCCAAGGCAAGCGGCGCCGGTTGAAAAGCCGGAACGCAAGTCAAAAGTGGATGACGAGACCCGTATTCGCGGCCTGATCCGCGAGACGATCGAGGAGCGCGACAAGCGGCAAGCGCTTGAGCGTGAGCGCGATCAGTACAAGCGCGCATGGGAAGAGCATCAGCGAACGCTGTCAGCTAAGACCAAGGCGCCTGTGCCGGATATGTTCCGCGACCCGCAGGCTTACACAGCTTACGTTGAGCAGATGACCTTAGAGAACGCGCGGCAAATCGCTGAAGAGCGATCTGCGCCGTTAGTCGAAAAGGTCACACGGCTTGAGCTACAGTTGTCGGAGCGATCGGCGTCGCAGCACCTCGGCCCGGAAAAGTGGAAGAAGCTCAACGATTGGATCGAGCAGCAAGGCGAGCAGTTTAAAAACTGGGCGATAAGCCAGCCCGATCCGTACTTTGCAGCTTACGAACAGTACCGGCAGCGCACGACGTTCGAGCGCTTGGGCAATGACGACATCGACACTCTCATCGAAAAGGAAGTCGCAAAGCGCCTAGCCGCGCAGCGTGGCCCGATCGATGCGCCTGACGGCGACATCGAAGAGGACGACGCAGACTTCGACGCCCCTCGCAGACCAGCTCCCAAGTCTTTCGCCTCTTCGCGATCGGCAGACCCCACGCGTGACCCTGGTGGCCGTTTCACCGGCCCCAAGCCGCTGGGTGCAATCCTCGCGGAGAAATCCCCGAACCGTCGAAAGCGCTGACCGCAATGCGGCGGCGCTCGGAGTAAACACCAATGGCTGATACGAGAGCCGCAACAGGCTTAACGCCCCAGCAGTGGGACGATAAGTTCTTCACCGAGTACTTCCAACAAAACCGCTTCTCCGATCTCATGGGGACTGACGAAATGTCGGTTATCCAAGTGAAGGAGAACCTGACCAAGGGTACAGGCGACAGCCTGACCTTCGCTCTGGTCAACAAGCTGACCAACGATGCAGTGACCGGCACGAACATGCTGGAAGGTAACGAAGAGGACATCTCGTCCCGCTCGTTCCGTCTCTACATCGAGAAGTACCGCAACGCCGTCCGCATCCCGGAGATGGAGGAGATCAAATCCGCCATCGACCTCCGTGAAGCGGGCCGCGCGATCCTGATGGATTGGGCCAAGGAGCACACCAAAGACCTGGTCATCGACGCGCTCGAAGGCATCAACGGCGTGAACTACGCCGACGCCAGCGAAGCGCAGAAGGATGCGTGGTTGGTCGATAACGTCGATCGCGTGCAATTCGGCGCTCTGCGCTCGAACGGCTCGTCGCTCGACCACTCGGCCGCACTCGCCAACATCGACAACACCGCCGACAAGCTGACCGCTAACGCACTGACCGTGATGAAGCGGCTGGCGTTGGCTAAGCGCACGGACGGCTCGCCTCGGGTTCGCCCGGTTCGCGATCAGGGCAATGGCAAGCGCTACTATGTGGCGTTCGCGCATCCGCTCTGCTTCCGCGATCTGCGCACGGACTCGACCATCACGCAGGCTCAGCGCGAAGTGTCGCTCCAGATGGAAAACAGCCGCTTGTTCGAAGGCGGCGACATCCTCTGGGACAACATCATCGTCAAGGAAATCGACGACTTCAACACGCTCACGGGTGTTGGCGCCAGTTCGATCGACGTGGGCCGCTGCGTTCTCCTCGGTGCTCAAGCTGTCGGCGTTGCTTATGGCAAGCGTTGGCGCACGCGCACGAAGGAGTTCGACTATGGCGACAAGTACGGCATCGCCGTGGACGGCATCTCTGGCTGCAAGAAAATGCAATTCGGCAAGTCGTCAGCGAGCGACACCGGCGACCTTGTCGAT